CTCATCTTACCTAAAACACGTATAGATTTTTTAAGTATTATTTATTTTTTTATAAGAGGGGTGTCTGGACCTCCGTCCCCAAATTGATCCCAAAAAAATGAGAATTTATGAATTGTAAACTGTTTATGGAGGATGAGGCGGACCTCGGACCCGTGGACGCCCCTCTTGTAAAAAAATAAATAACTCACGGCCCGTACAACCGCAGTATATCCTTGATGATTTCGTGGCGCTTGATGTCTGCCTCGGTAAACTTGATCACCTCTATGCCGGGTATGGGTGAGTCGGCCAGACGCGTCACGAGGTCCAAGAGGCCATTATTTTCGAACCCGCGATCGTGCTGACCCGTGTCGCCCGTGATGACGAGCTTGGAGTCGCGGCCGAGGCGCGTGAGAACCATGCGCATCTGGTTCGGTGTGGAGTTTTGCATTTCGTCGGCCAAGATCCACGAGTGATCGAACGTGCGACCCCGCATGTAGGCCAGGGGACACACCTCGATCTTCTTCTGCTTCGACACTCGGAGATAGTCGGTCATGGGTGCGATCCAGGGGTCCATCTTCTTGTTGAGGTTTCCGGGAAGGAAACCGTGCTGTTCGTCAACTGACACGGCCGGGCGGGTCATGATCACCCGGTCGTGGCGCTGGCTGGCGGCGGCCGCATGGCACGCCATCATGGTCTTACCCGAGCCCGAGGGGCCGTGTGCGATGATGATGGGCACGCGGCTATTCTCAAGGAGGGCCTGGTAAATACGATGATTCATTCCTATTTATTATTTGCCCCGAGACCTTATCTGTTGGGCCGTCTTTTGCAAATTCGCGAGACTTGAAAAAAAGTCGTCCCCTTCGGAGGACACGGGAACCTCTCCCACCCTCGGCGCCGCCTTGGGTCGGGCCCTTTGCCAATTCACAACGAACTGACCCGGCTCGAGCCCCTGACTCACAGAGTACCCGGAAATCACGAGCTGGCGCCGTAGGTACACGAGGGCCTCGTCAAAGGGGTACATGGGGAACCCTATGACGAAAGGGGGGACGACGAGGGTCACGGACGACTCGCGGCGTTCGGACGCAGCCTGAATTTTTCGAGAAAATTGGTCAATGATGACACGGTACGTTTCCTTTCGGAGGTTGCGCCGGGCTTGTTCCCGGCTTGCGATTTCGGATGCACTGATCATCCCTTCTATTAAAACTGCACTTGTTTACCAGGGAGCTGACGCGACGCCGCGAGGACGCTTGTGAGCTGCTCGTTCAGGGCCTGGTTGATATCCTCGTATGGCTGGTACTTGTCGGGAGCGTAGGACTGGAAGGGGCCGCTGCGGTCGGGCGAGCTCGAGCTCGTCTTGGACAGGATCTGGACCGCGCCCTCCGGGGAAACGCCGGCCGTCACGTCGTACTGGACGCCGAAGAAGCCGCGCGTGTCCAGGAAGAGGAGACGGGCGTCGTACGTGATACCGCTCTGGGCACCGGACTTGGGGGTCACATAGATGGTCTCGACGGGCTGCAGCCAGGGCTCCTGGCGCTGCAGGGCCTCGATGATGACCTGGATGACGTTCGGAGGGACCTGTGGCGTGACGGGCTCGGCAAAACCCGCGATCGAGGACGAGTTCAGAAACAGGATTCCGAGGATGGCGGCGACCGATCCGAGTATCACAATGTCAGCCTTCATTTACTTGATGCGTCCAAAAAAAATGAAGAAAAGAAGAGCGACTTAATAGGATGGCCCTGTTGGTCTTCAGTGACAAATGTCAGTACTGCTTCGACGTCTTGAGCCTCGTCAAGGAGCACCCGAGTCTCGGGCAGATGCTTCGATTCCACAACGTCACCACACAGGGGAGACCCAAGACGGAGAAGGTGACGCGCGTGCCGACGCTCATCACGTCCAGTGGCCAGATTCTCGTGGGGGCCGAGGTTAAGAATTGGCTCGAGTCTATGATTCCCCAGGAGATTGAGATGTGGGATGGTGCGGGGGTGTTCTGTGCCACGCTCGACGGGGACGAGGGCGGCCCGGACATGTTCAGCCTGGATGCGTACGGAACCTCGATGCAACCTATGCTGACCGCCGAACTCAAAGAGAAGATTAGCAAAGATCCAAAGGAGGCTTATCAACTAAAGAGTGCGGACAAGTAAAAGGCAAGGATGCACCTGAAGACTATTCAGGCCTCGGCTATTAAAGGTATTTTTGAAGTTCTCAAGGATATCATAAACGACGTGAATGTTTACTTTACGCCCGCTGGGGTGAAGGTCCTGACACTGGATACGGCCCGTGTGACGCTGGTCCACATGCTTTTGGCCGCCGAGAACTTTGAAGAGTACACGTGTCCGGCGGAGTTTGCGGCCGGCCTGAACATGGCCAACACGTACAAGTTGCTCAAGTCGGTCGGCCCGTCGGACACGCTGACGATGACTATCAAGGACACCGACTCTCTCGAGTGCGTGATTGAGAATGCGGCCAAAAAGTCCAAGACGAATTTCAAGTTGAAGCTCTTGGACATTAACGAGGATATCCTCGAGGTCCCGGACATTTGTATGGACGTCATCACGACCATGCCGAGCATAGACTTTCAGAGGGTCGCGCGCGATATGGGCAACTTGGCGAACGACATGACGATCACACGGCACGGGACGAAGCTCGAGTTGGCGTGCCGTGGGGACTTTGCGGATCAGGAGACGATCCTCGAGTTTGGGGACGAGGTGAAGACGCGGACGAGCGCCACGTACAACCTCAAGTACATCAACCTATTCACGAAGGCGACGGGGCTGTGCTCGAGCGTCCAACTCATGCAGGACTCGAGCGACGATCAGATGCCCATCGTGTTCCGGTACGGCATCGCCAACCTCGGAGATGTCAAGTTTTACCTCGCTCCAAAAATGGACTGAAATCGATCCTGATCGAACCCTCATCCTTCAGAAGAAATCTTTTAAAAACTTTTACATTAAAATTAATTCCGTGAGATCCAAGACCACATGAGAACGTGACCCTGGGGAGTAGAGGGACCCAGCGAGAACCCACCAGCCACGATGGCCCCTCGAGTCTTTTCATGTCGTCTGTGACGTCACGGCCTGTTGACTCGACCCAGGCTTTCGCGATTGGTAAGCGCATTGTGTGACCCGCGGGTGGCCAGGACGTCCCGAGGCACGTGTGGACCCGGCCACCGAGCCGGTACCGTGTGACCCGTGTGACGCCGACGGGGGGCGGGGCGCCAACCTCGGTCAGGGTTCGATCTTGGACCTCGTAGATGTTTAAAATTTTGAAATTTTTGGGCCAAAAGAAGTAGACTATGTCCATATATAAAAGTTTCCGAGGAATTATTCCTAGTGATGGAGGCGCGTTTCAATGAAAAGGTGCGTGAGTTTCAGGATCTTATCGCGGCGGCTGACCCACGGGACGTACCGGCCATCGAGAGCGAGATGTTCGAATACATGGCACGGACTTCACCCTTTATAAAGGAGTATCATCAAGAGTCGACGGCGGAGACGAGCACGCGGACCGTGGCCAATATCAAAATTTCGTCGCGCAAGGGGGTGCAGCGGCAGGACATCTACCAGGCCTATCTGGCTGAGATCGAGGAGGTGTACGGTTCGGCCAGGACCGTCGACAAGTGGCGGAAGCCCTGCCCGAACTGCGGGGCCAACTTTTCATTCAATTTTGACGAGGCGCAGAGCGAGGACTCGTGCGTGGAGTGTGGCTACGTCGAGTACGTGCAGGGTGAGGAGATTGGGTTCAAGGAGGAGCAGGAGATGGAGAAGAACATTGTCTACTCGTACAAACGCGAGAACCACTTTAACGAGTGGGTCAGCCAGTTCCAGGCCAAGGAGTCTACGAGCGTGCCACTCGAGGTTATCGATCAGCTACGAGCAGAATTTAGAAAACAAAAAATTAAAGAACTTTCTGAAATTACTCATGAAAAAGTCAAGGCGCTGCTCAAAAAGCTGGACAAGTCAAAGTACTACGAGCACGTGCCATATATCACGACGATTCTCAACGGGATTCAGCCCCCTACAATGAGTCAGGCACTTGAAGACCGGCTACGACTCATGTTCCATCAGATACAGAAACCATTTGAGAAACATCGGCCAAAGGACCGTAAAAACTTTTTAAGCTATTCCTACACCCTGTACAAGTTCTGTGAGTTGCTCGGCGAGGACGACTACCTGCCGTGCTTCCCGCTCCTCAAGTCAAAAGAGAAACTTTATAAACAGGATGAAATTTGGAGAGGGGTCTGCCACGAGCTGCGCTGGCAATTCATTAAAACCGTATAATTTTTCAACTTAAAGTTTTTATCTATTGCCATAGTAATGACCGAGCTTGTACAGTGTAGTAGTTGCTCACGGCTCCCCCAACCCCTTGAAGTTTTCCTCGACGCCAAGGGACGACAGTGCAAGATGTGCCTCAAGTGCCGCGAAAAGGCCCGGCGACGCAATTCGCGTCCCGACGTCAAGGAATACACCAAGAACTGGTTGGCGGCGGGCGATCAAGATGCGCTGAGACTCCGGCGTCTCAAAGCGGCCAAGGAGTGGACTGAACGTGAAATAAATAAGGATAAAAAGGCGTATAACGCTCGTATACAGGCTACGCGTAAAAAATCAGCAACAACTAAATTACGAAATATTAAAAAGAATGCAGAGACGCGTGAACTTGAATGGGATGTGCCCGATCAAGAAGCCTTGGAGATGATCACGAGTCCGTGTGTATATTGTGGTTTTTTAGACGCGACAACGACTGTTAATGGTATCGATCGTCTGGATAGTTCCAAAAATTATACGATAGATAATTGTGTAGCATGCTGCTCTCACTGCAACTTCATGAAAGGGCAGTATGATCCTCTTACTTTTATAGAGCGATGCCGAAATATAGCAGCCTGTTCATACACATTTCCCGACGTACCTAGATATGACGTGATAAAACCGGCGCGTAGACGTCAGTGACTCCGACCGCGCCCACGGATACCCGCGAGCGCCTGAGCCGCGTTTCTGTTGACGCTGGTCATGACCACGTTCACGTTGCGCTGGGCCTGCTTCTCCGCCTTGCGCGTGAGTTTGAGGTACTCGCGCTTCTCCTGAGCCGTCAAGGGTGCCGAAGACCGCTTGACCTTGTTGATCAGGGCTTGGATCCGGCGCTCCTCGTTGGCCGTGACGCGCTGGTTGATGCCCGCGAGGTTCGCGCGGATCTTCTGGTTGCGGGCCATGGTGGCCGCATTCTCCTTGGCCTTGGCTTTGGCCTTGAGGCGCTGGCGGAAGCCACCGGCGGCCGCTCTGACGCGGGCCAGGGATCGGCGCATTGTGCCGACGACCGCATTGCGGCTCGATCTGACGTAGCCGTGAACGACAGCAAGGCCCTCGCGGACCGTGCGAATCTTGCGATGGGCCCAGGTCTGGACAGCGGCCACGCGCTCAAGGATGGCGTCGCGGATGTGGGCGGGCAGGGCGTACAGAGCCTTGAGCAGACGGCCGACCGCCTTGACAAACTTGACGGTACCGGCACGTGCGACCGGTGCACCCGCGCGCAGGACGACCATGAGGCCCTTGGCAGCCGACATCAGTAGGGCGCCGACGGGCCCGCTATAAACCTTCTCGATGATGACGAGGCAAAGGATAATCGCAAAACCGTAGAACGAACCCTTGACGTAAGGGGACACGCGCTGAATAAACGCGGCCGTCTCGGCGGAAACCTGGGCCGCGATGGCCGTCATGGCTGCCGCGCTCGCCGCATTCATGCCGCCCGTGGGCATCTGGATGGTCACGGGGGCGGGAGCAGCTACCGCGCCGGCGCGGAGAGCGTGCCACATGGCGCCACCAAAACCGCGGGCCGCCTGACCCACCATCATCGCACCAGAGCCTGGCTGAGCACCGAGGCCGCCTGGAATCATAGCCATTTTATAGTTTAGCGAGATTTACTTTTGAACCCGGACGCGTACTTGTCGCGGACCCACTTGGCGTCAGCCTTGTAGATGCGGGACGCGCGGGGCAGGGTGCGCTTGGTCAGGGTCCCTATGGCCTGAAGACGGCGAAAGACGGACAGGGGAGCCTCCTTACCCTTGCTGATCGCCTTGCTCAGCGCCTTGTAGCGGTTCGTCTTGGCCTCGACCGGGTGGTACCCGTACGAGGTCAGCATGCCCTTCTTCAGCCGGCCGATCAGCTTGGGCCCCTTGCCGATCGCCCCCACGTCGTAGGTCGGCATCGGTTTCACGCGGGTAAAGCCCGCCTTCCGCATGTACGTGTAGGACTTGCGACCCGGGATCGCCTTGACGGTAATCTTCTTGGGGGTCCGGTGCATCGTGTAACCCGAACGGATTATGTGCCTCATTTACTAATCGTCGAGATTTTTGTCCAAAGACGAAGAGTTCTAGACCGTCCGCGCCAAAGTCAAATATATCAATGTCATCACTTTCTATAAAGTAACTTTGGTACGGATAAGTGTGCCTCAGCCGCATGACCCCTGCGAATATATCACCTATGTAAGACGGTAGAGAGGCCGAGGGACCACTGGGTGAAGGTGAGATGTGGCGGATCGCAACAACCTCGTGGAGCGGCTTGGTGACGAAGGGCAGGCCGGGTAGGGATTCTTGAAAGCCTCCATCCACATAGCGCCAGTCCCCAATTTTGACGCTCGAGAACAGGAAGGGGACGGCGATCGACGCACAAATCACATCGACGACGCTCGTGCCTGGATGCGTCTCGTGTGAAAAGTAGACGGTCTGTCCGCGATCGGTGCAGAACGCCGACATGTAGAGGGCCACGGGACGCCTGTTCCACAACTCACCAAAGGTCATGTCCCTCATTTTAAATTTTTTAAAAATTGCATTGGACAGGGCCCGTCGGATGTTGTGCATCGGCACGAGTCCAAAATTATTTAAAAAATTTTTTATATTTAATTTCATGAGTTTGGCAATCGGCACCTGAAGTGCAAAGTCGAGAACGTCCGGGATGGACCCGTCAAACAAGACCCATAGAAACCCGAGGATCGCACCCGCACTCGCCCCACTCACGCCCTGGACCCGACTCAGATCCATCTGTGACAGTTGTCCTAGGAACGCATAAAAGGCCATCGCCCCCGGCCCTATAACGAGCCATTTCATTGCTCAATAATAAGTAGGAAAGGCAATTCTTAAATACGAAAATATAAAGAGGAAGATGACGCCCTTGAGGACCACGACGATGCTTGCGTCGACGGGCACGGGCACGGCGCCGAGGAGGCCGGACAGGACGCCAGTCACGATGATGTCAGTACGGGTTAGAGTCAGACGGAGGATAAACTTGATGATGATCCATGAGATGAGCGGCACGAGCAATGCGGCATATTCCCGCGTTTGATCGAGCGCTTGGACCACCATGAATACAGTCGCAGGCACAGCCACCTTGGGAGCGGCCAAGTCAAGCATCTTTTACTAGTAGAGCTGGATATAATGTTCGAGCCAATTCTGAAAAGCCTGTGCGTCCAGTTCAGACGCTAGATTGAGGTTCTTCCATAGAGCCACCACGGGCATCTTGAGGTTGACGTCCTTCCACCACTTGTCCTGGTTGTGCAGGAGGTCGCAGTATTCAGCCACACCATAGCGCGCCAGGACTAGGGCGTGGTTGTCCCACGCGAAACCCTGGATACGGCACACGTCTGCGTAAATTTCATCACAATACATCGCCTCCCAATCCTCTGGATGGAGGGGCTCAGGGCTCTCTTCACGATCGGGGTCCGAGTCGGAGTCGTTGTGACCCGATCGCCTGAACAGAGCGTCGCG